TAGTGCATTTTGATACAGGGGTCTGACAGAAGGCGGTGAAGGTGCTTCACCGCCCCCTGGTCTATGAGATGGCGCTATTGGCCAAGTCCTCATCCGCCTCACGAATCGAGGAGGCACGAGAAGGATCAATGTCATGGAACTGGCCCGTAGCAGGGTCAAACATCGTGAACCACTTGAAGCCCTGCTTGCCGTGCCGGTTCTTCGTCATCGAGTTCACTCGTACCCGGGCAGATAACTCCGTCATCGTGAGGATCACATCTGCGTCACGACCGATATCGCCGTTGGACAGATGCTGGGCGCCAGGGGTAGCCGAACGTCCACCCTCACGGTTGATCTGCGCCGCGGCCACGATCGGGATCTTGTGACGCATCGCAGCCTGCTTCAGCTCCTTGGACACCGTTGTCATAGCCACATAGTCCGAAGCAGGCTGGCCAGCCTCCGTGTTGAAGTTGCCGATGTAGTCCACGAACGCGATCGAGCCCGGGGTGGTGTTACCTGCCACTGTGACCGCGCTCATTGATCCGACCATTTCAGGGTCAAGGACGTTCAGCCGCCCAGCGCGCAACTGCCACTTCTCCACTAGGTCTTTACGCTCAGGGACAGTGATCTGGTTCCACGGGCGCTTCCACGCATCACGTAGGACAATCCGGTGAAACCGGTCGATGATCTCGTCCGCGGGCATTTCCGTGGAGTAAAACCACACATCCCAGCCAGCCTCAGCCGCTGCAACAGCCATCTGGGCAAGGCGGAACGTCTTACCGACCGATAGCCGTGCTGCCAAAAGCCAGAGATGACCAGGGGCAATGCCACCACCGGTAGTGGTGGTCAACCGGTCCATGTGGTTTAAATCCATAGGAATCCGAATCAATTCTTTAGGCCGATCAAAGAGTTCAAAGTCGGTCGCTGTGGCAAACCGAGAAGCTGTGGGGTTAGCAGTTTCCACCGCTTCTTTCAACGAAACATGGGCTTCACGGACATCAAAGTTGTCACCGTTAAGGGCAAGAGTGGCATTAGTCATCGCGCGTAGGTACACCCGACGCTGCCATGCCTCTTTGAGTTCTCGTGCTGCCCAAACAGGATCGATTTCTTGCATGTAGGGGAATGTGGAGAACTTCTTCCGAACAATCCCAATGTCCGGGGATTTCTTGGCATCTACTTGGTACTGCTTGCAGAACTCATGGACAGGCCGATGAGCTGCAAAGTAGTTGTCTTGCACTTGGTAGGTCTCCGGCATGTAAATGCCGGAATCAATAAGAGCCGAGATAAATAAAGCCTCTGGAGCAAGATGCGGATCTCCAGAGGCAATGGGGTGGATAGAAGCGATAGCCATGATGCGGTCTCCTAAAACTTATTGGTGGCGAGATGAATGCTTCAAAACGCTTCAGATGAGGTGGGTACTGTACCGAAAACAAGAAAGCCGGTCCATAAGAACCGGCTTGTTTTGGGTAGTATTTCCCCTACCCCAGATATGAGCATTCTACACTGGTATTAAACACTATGCAACAACGTCGAGCATAGTGATAAATACCGAGACGTATATTAATTAACCGACAGGATCTAACAATAAGGTACTTGACAAGTCCGATAGGATCAGTAGAGCGCGAAGTGGTGGAAAGCAGTAACCACCACCCGCCGCCTCCGCCTTAAGGGCTCCGGCCAGGCGGGAAGTAAGGCAAAGGAAAAACAAGTCACCCCGGAGCGCTCACTATTACTAGGGCCAAAATTGTTTTTTGAGACTTTCTGGCCCAAAGCATTTCCATCCCAAAGCATCACGCGACATACCAAAGCATCCCTTGCCATAGTGACTCAAAATGTGCCAAGATACTGCCCATGACACTATTTGACACATTCAAAAACCTCGACCAAGGGGCTGAACTCGCCAAAGCGCAAAGAACTATTGCGCGGCAGAAGCGAACTACATCGCCGGTAAAGAAAACCCGTACGCGATGACCGAACGCACTTATGACGTGGAAATAACCAGAATCAAGTTAGGAACGTGGTTTTGGTCTGTCAATGAACACGTTCACACCACATCCGGTATTTATGTCACAGCTCTTGGCTCAGGTGATGCTTTCACTCACGGTCAAGCCAGTCGCAACGTTAAGCAGGTTGTGCGCCACCGTCGCCGTGAACTGGGTGACCCTTGGGAGACGGTATGAGATTCCCCAACCCCCGCGACGAGATCACCGCAAACACCGATGCGGCCATAGCCCGAGTGGACGCCGCAGCGAACCAGGCATGGAAAGAAGCCTGCCTTGAGGCAATCAAGGAAGCCTGCCGCCGGTACGAGCTGTTTACTACTGAGGATGTTGCAGACATTCTTGATGAGTCTGACACCCTCACCCATGAACCACGGGCGATGGGCGCAATGATCCGCAAAGCCCAAGCAGCCGGTTATTGCATCCCCACATCTGAATTTGTTCCTTCACACAGAACCAGCAGCAACGCGTACACCAAGCGGGTGTGGCAGCGCCGGTTTATCCCAAACAAGGCGGTAGCGTGAAGCCATGCCTATGCCAGAAAGACGACCCCAACCACAAGGTGCCTTATGCTGTGGGCAAGCAGCGGTCAAACGACCTTTTGAAAATGGGGTTTGAGCCTCACAAATGCCCGGAATGTAAGAAACCAGCTATATGGAAAAAACCTCGTCAAAAATAAGGAGACCAGCATGAGTGCTTTAACAAACGAGTTGTACGAACCTAGCGCACGTTTTATCAACATTGACCCCGACATGGCAAGAAAGTGGTTAACGAAAAACGTAAATAACCGGCCTTTAAGGCTAAATAGTGTGGTAAAGATTTCTTCTGACATTATTAACGGTCGGTGGCAAGTAAATGGGGCAACCATAACGTTCAACGATAAAGGCGAACTTATTGACGGACAGCACCGGTTGTCGGCAATAGTTGCAGCAAACATGACCGTCATGTCACTTGTTGTTACTGAAATTTCCCCTGACGCCATGCCCACAATTGATATGGGCGATGTTCGTACTGTGGCGCATATTCTTGCTCTGCGAGGTATTCCATCATCAACTCGAGTGGCTGCTTTAGCAATGATTTACATGAAATATTTGCGGTATCCTGAAATTCAATGGAATAACAAAGGTGAAACGTCAAGAGTTGAACTTGCTAATTTTGGAACGGAAATATCGGACTTACTCATTAGCGGTACAAACACTGCTAATGGTTTGAAAAGAATTGGTTTGTGTAATTCCTCTTACGGCTTGTTGTACGTGCTTGTCCACACAGAATCAGAAAACAAACATCTGTGGGATGAATTTCACGATGGCGTTACTACGGGTGCTGGCTTGTGGGAAGGCGACCCTCGATTGGCGTTACGTAACTTTACTATGCGCCGGTCTTTTAAAGCAGGTGCTTGGGACCAACAGGCGCTAGCTGCCATATGCATCAAAACTTGGAACAAGTGGCTTATGGGCGAAAAAATGAAAATGGTTGGCTTTCGACGCGAAGAACTGCCCATGCCACGAGTTTTGTAATTATGCCAAATAAAGTTAGTGGTTGCTATCGGCACTGTTATGCGCTGCGCACTAACGGCGTATTTGTGTGGCAGCAATGCGCCCATTGTTGGAAGAAAAAGCGCGCACACAATAAGAACAACATATTAACCACGGTGACTTGGCCTTGGTCCCCGCAAGAAGAACAACGAGTCGTTGAATCAATGGCAATTCACGCCGAACACTGCTGGCACAAAAAACGCAGAAAGGAAAAAGATGTGTCGGCATCCAGTGTTTAAGTGGGTAAATCTGTCAGACGGTCGGTGGAAAGTTTGTTTGGAATGTGGGGAAATATACCTATGACTGCACAGGTTGATCAACTTGTCGTTGACGAAAACGGTGATCGCGTTTATCCAAAATTTGTTTTTCCAAGACCTCCAATTAACAAGGAAGAACTGTGGGAAACGGTTCGTGTTTTGTTTGGTGTGGAGATTCCTCGGCTTAAAGTTTGCCCTGATCACTGCGCTCCATTTGACGCATTTGCAGAAGGATATTTTGGTAACAAGAACTCATACTCACTCTGGTACGGGTCTCGTGGCACGGGAAAATCCCTCATGCTCGCTCTTCTCGCTCTGACCAAGGCGGCGATTCTTGAGATCAATGTAACTCTTCTTGGAGGTTCAATGGCTCAAGCAACTAACGTTCAAGAACACATTGAAAATCTGTTGCTCTATCCCAGTTCACCTTCTTGGGCAGTAGCTCAACAGATTCAGACGCAGATCACGTTTTCTGGTGGTAACTGGATACGACCTTTACCCGCATCCCAAAAAACTGTTCGAGGCCCACATCCTGGCCTGACTTGCCTTGATGAGATCGATGAAATGGATATCAAGGTCTACAACGCTGCTATGGGTCAGGCAATGGCTAAGCCGAACGCCCGCGGGATCATTATCCCTGAAATGGTGGTGGCCTCGAGTACGTGGCAACATCCATCAGGGACTTTTCAGACGGTCCGCGATGATGCAATCCGTAAGGGATTGCCTGTGCGGACGTGGTGCTTTAACGAGGTGCTAAAGACACCGTCGAACCCAACGGGGTGGATGGATCCGGCGTTCATTGAGCGTAAAAGAGCCTCTGTCCCTGCGGAGTTATTCCGGGTGGAGTATGAGCTCGGTGAACCTGCCGGTGGGTCTAGGGCCTTTGACCTGGTGGCTCTTAATGCCACATTCAAAGACATGCCGGTGGTACGGGAACGTCACGCTGGTTCTGATGATGAGTGGGTCTTTGAGGAGCCTCAGGTCAATGGCTGGTACGCGATGGGTGCGGACTGGGCGAAGGAGGAGGACAAGACCGTCATTGTGGTGTTTCGGGTGGATGAGTCGGTGCGCCGTTGTGTGTATCTGCGCAGGATCAACCGAAGGCCTTGGCCGGAGATGGTGAAGATGTTTAACGACACCATGAAGGCGTATCAGGCTGTTGCAGCACATGACGCTACGGGTATCGGCAACGTGGTGAACGACCTCATTGATGAGCGGGTTATCAAGTTCACGATGAATGGCGCCAAGCGTGGGGCGATGCTGATGGATTACATCTCAGCGGTGGAGCAGCTGCGTTACCGCCTCCCAGCAAACACCCCGGCTTTTGACGCGCATAAGGCTGCGACGCAGGAGGATGTCTACGGCAATGGGGGTTGGAAGGCCCATTTGCCTGATGATGTGGCGGCGTTCGCCCTGTGCCATTACGCCGCTGAGCATGGCGCCCCGGTGGCAGCTGCCGCGGGTGTGAAGAAAACAGAGTTCATGCCGCGGGTCACGAGAGCGGTAGATCCAGAGCCTGAGCCGACATTGAGGGCTGCTGGTGAGGTGCGGATCTCTGATGAAGGTTGGAACCCGTATTTGGTGTGATGCGTTTTGATGCGCCGTGTGGGCTGAACTTTGCCCATAGTGGCCGTAGGCTTGAGCCAAACTGAGACATCAGGAGATGCCCGTGATGAAGAAGATGTCCGCTGAGCAGGCGGCTGAGGAAGGCGCCCCGGTGGGAGAGCCCTACACGCCACCTGGTCCCGGCCGTGGCACATTCGATGTGCCCTCCTATGACGACATTGCTGACCTTCAAATCCTGTTCAAAAGGTTTGGTAACACGGCGATCGCAAACGGTGGCGACACCATGTCGGGCGACTACAACGTCCTTGGAAAGTTTTTCATCAACGGTCGTCAGATTGACCCTTCGGATGCATACAACATTCTTGATAAGTCGGCTGGTTTTAACGTGCAAGTGGGCGAGGTCCTGAACCAGACACGGTTCATGTGCAACTTTGCGACAGACAACATCATCGGTATGCCTACCGACACTACGGGTATACCTGAGGGCGCTCGTATCACCATTGTTCAGGTGGGCAAGGGCAAGATTTCCATTGACGGTGTAAACGTTGTGGGAACGAACAAGACGAAGACGCAGTATCAGCTTGTTGAGGTCATGTTCCACGCGAACTTGTGGTGGTGCCTTGTTGGTGGCGGCGGTGGCGGTGGAACGGAAGGTGCGCCGTCTAAGCCGACTGCGAAGTGGAACGCGGACTTCACGCAGATCACGTGGGAGCCCGTGGCGGGTTCTGCGAGCGAGACGTACGGCTACGGGGCGCTTGTTACCCCCGCTGGGGACATCTCGTATCGGATTCAGGGAACAACGATCTTAATCGATCGCGCAACGTCTGGCATTGACTACGCATTTCAGGTGTGGGGCGTTAATGCTGCTGGTCAGGGAGAGTTCTCGGACCCCATTGGGCACACTTACGCAGGAGTTGATGCCCCAACGCTGACGGCTGTCCCTGGCCCGGCGCAGATTCAGGCGCAGTGGACTCAAGTGGCTGGGGTGACGGGCTACCGACTGTCGTACAAGAAGACCACGGATCAGCAGTGGACGTTCGTTGACGAGGCGGTTAGCGCGTTCGGTGAGATCATCAGCGGCTTGGCTCAGGTCGAATATGAGGTTCGGGTTCAGGCTGTTGATAACCCTGTCGGATCTGTGTGGTCTAACACGGTCAAGGTTGTTCCGGGGCCGGGAGAGACATCCGTTCCTACGGTCGCTCACTCTGCGAAAAGCACGTTCACGATCACTAACTACAACGCCGCCTACCTGTACACGGTCGATTGCACGGCTGGTTCAGGAACGGTGACAGGTGACAAGTTGACGTTGAGTGCTGGGAATACGCAGTTCTTGCTGAAGTCTCAATATGCACAGGGCGCTCCTGTAAAGAGTGTTTCTGGTGAGCTGCGTCAGTACACGACGCACAAGGAAAACTTCCCGTACAAGTGCGGGTCGGGGCCGTGCAACTGTCGCGAGGAATGGGCAAACTGCGGGTGCGGTAGCTGCGACAGTTACCCGGATCCCAAGGCCGGGTCGTGGGGGCAGTGCGGATGCGAGACTGAAATGTGCTGGTACGGTCGCAAGCAGGTGTGCGACACGTGCGACCAGTACTGCGATGACTATCGGGACGTTAAGGACGGCACTCCGTCGGGGTTTGTTGATCAGTTCGGTGAATGGAGCAAAGTCGGATGAGTGAATGGTTTGAGTTTCCTGCCGAGCCGGGTGGATGGCTGAGGGACGCCACGATCATTAGGTGCTTTGACGCGCAGGACAAGGAGTTCTTCTCGGTTGATGCGGTCACTGGTTTGCGGTGGAAGATAAAGCAGGAAGACGGCAAGGACTTCTATGCCGTGGACCCGAAGTGCATCCCTGCGTGCCGGTATGAGTTCACGGGTTCTTACCTTCTGAGCAAGTTTGTGGAGGGCCACAGGCCAGTTCTGCATTTCCAGACCGAAGGTACGTCGGACGGCGTGGGCTATGAGCCATTTGCTTGTGACTGCTCCCCGTGGGATCCCGAAGGCAAGCCTGGGGTGTATGTGTCGTATGACGAGTGGAAGTCTCGGATGGGGACGTGCCACGAGTGTCCGCTGTTTAGCCATGCGGATGGGGTTTGTACGGCGGATAAGGCGTTCATGCCGATGAAGGCTGTGAATGCGTGGGAGTCGTGCCCTGAGGACCGTTGGGCTGTGTCAACTGATTTTGATCGGGAGGCGTTTGTGCGCCGCCAAGCGGAGGACATTGCTCGAGCGACAAAGTTCGCGGATCAGGCCGAGTTTGAGTCTGAGTGGAAGGAACGCAAGCGTGCTCGTAAGTAAGGACGTTGCTTTCGACCGGCTGGATATTTGCAATGAGTGCGATCGGCTTTTCCGCCCGACGTTTACGTGCAAGGAGTGCGGGTGCTTCATGAAGGTGAAGACCCGGTTGTCGGGGTCGAGCTGTCCGTTGGGTAAGTGGGGCCCGGTGGAGGAAAAGGCTTCATAGGGTCGTGCGTGGGGCATTGTGAGGCGTTAGGCTTCACTCTGGAGACCAGCCTTCTGTCGCCTAGGCCTCAGAGGAGCCCAAATGTTAGACGTTGCTCGTGTGCTTAGCCGCACGGCTGTGGACCGTATGACGGGTCAAGGCAACGCGATCGGGCGCTGCCCAAGCGGTCAAGGACTGGTTCAAGAAGTGGATCGGTGATTGATCATGGTGTTTCAGCCGGGTGTCTATGACTTGTTTGTGTATCAAAACGCAGACTGGTCGATCAATGTGGCGTGGCGTATCAACGAGTTTCAGGTCGACCCGACCTCCTATAAAGCGGCGATGACTGTGCGCCCGGATGCGTCCAGTCAGCAGGTAATTGTGTTTTTGTCTACGGAGAACGGCCGTATCGATGTGAAGTTTCTGCCGGGGTGGTTGGTGCTAAAACTGGATGCAAAGACTACGGGTGAGTTGCCAACGAACAGGTTTGTGTACGACTTGATGGTTAATGACGGTTCAGCGACGTGGCCGATGCTGCGTGGCCGTTTCGTGGTTCGTGGGGGTCTTACTGGGGGCGAAACGCCCAATCTTGTAGTAAAGGGTGTGGATTATGCCTGACGCAGTTGTCGTCGTTTCTCAAACTGGCCCACAGGGGCCTTCGGGCCCAAAGGGTGATCCGGGTACGGGCATCGTTATCAAGGGTCATTACGACACGCTCGCTGAGCTTCTTGCAGCGCACCCGACTGGTGCTATTGGGGACGCTTATGTAGTTGGCCCAGTCGGTGGCCTTAATGAGCTGTATGTGTGGGATGGCTCGGTTTGGAAGGATTCTGGTCCGGTGTCACAACCGGGGCCTGCCGGTCCGGCTGGGCCGCAAGGTCCAAAGGGTGATCCCGGTCAGCCAGGCTCACCGGGTCAACCCGGTGAGAAGGGTGACAAAGGAGATCCTGGCTCACCGGGTGAGCCCGGCAAAGATGGCCCTGCCGGTCCGGCTGGTAAGGATGGCAAGTCCATTGAGATCAAGGGCTATTTCGATACGGTCGCTGAGCTCGAAGCGGCGCACCCTGTTGGCCAGCCGGGTGATTCGTACCTGATTGGGCAGCCGGCCCATATCTATTCATGGAACACAGACACGTCGGCGTGGGCTGATGGTGGTGTTATTCAAGGGCCCGAGGGACCTAAGGGTGACCCCGGTTCCCCTGGAGAACCCGGAAAGGATGGGGAGCCGGGGCCTAAGGGCGATAAAGGTGATCCCGGCGCGCAAGGTAATCCGGGCGAAAAAGGCGATAAAGGGGATCCCGGATCACCGGGCAAAGATGGCCAGCCCGGTGAAAAAGGCGACAAGGGAGATCCCGGTGCTCCCGGCAAAGACGGCGCTCCTGGTACTC